CTCCCGCATGGTGCGGGAGCCGTCCGTTAATCTATCCTTTACAAGGAGGGTTTTAAAAATGTACCACAAGACGAGAGCTCTTGGTGGATCCCCATCTGCATATCCTTTTGCAGTATATACGGGGCCCGCCGGAAGCGCTGTTGGGTGCGAGGAAGATTTTGCTAGTGTAGCAACTCTTTCTAATTTTGCGCATCTTTCTGATTATTATCAGGGCAGACGCACAGAGACACCTATCAGCCTCCTCCAAGGAAAAGAGGAGATCTCGGGGACTAGCAACAAGAAACCTTTCATGAATGATGTGCTACACAAGCGCATCAGAGAGGTTAGGCCACTTTACTCAGGGTTTGCATACCAGTTTTATTACAATAATTGTTACTGGAAGTTGAATCCTAAGAGAGGGGCCGCCGAGTATTTTTACGCTCGGAGGCAAGCTAGCCCCAATGAGATGTACACTGAGTACCCTGTGTTGAGCAATTCAGATCTCAACCTCAGTGCACACGCATGGCATGCCATGCAGCCACGTTTTGAGTCAGGACTGAGCCTTATCAATTCGCTTTTTGAGTTGAAGGATTTCAGGGATGTGTTAAGGCACTTAGTACATCATCGACCTTGGACCGTTGTGGAATACTTTCGCAAAGGTTTGCCAAGGAAGACACGTCCAGGTATCCCAATTAATCGGGAAAGACAACCTGGGCCAAGTGTAACAGATCCATCTCAAATAGCCGCATCTGCTGTACTTACAAATCAACTTGCAATAGAGCCCCTAGTACGGGACATACTCAAACTATCCTCAATAATTCGAGACATAGTCAATGAGAAGCAGTTAGAATTTGGTGTAGCAGGGACACAACGGCAGAAAAGCCATTGGTCCAGCGCAGAAGTGTTCCATGATGATATTACGATTACATCATACGTCTCCAGCTTCAAATTCTTCAACGAAGCAAAAGGGTCCGTGGACAAACAAAAGTTCACGGCAACCATGGAGTACACCTACAAGTACAAATGTAGGGACGTGTTAGACGCATTCCAGGCGTATTTTGGTCTAAGCCTAGACTATAATGCAATTTGGAACATGCTACCATTCACGTTTTTATGGGACTACTTTAATGGCGTTTCAGAATCTTTACGCAACATGAAGCACGATGGCAATGTGAACTTGCTCTTCTCTCAGTATTGCGAGAGTGTCAAGCGAACTAAGCAGAGTGGTACTTACATCCAGTTAACATACCCTGGAGGTATTTACTCTGTGCCAGAAAACAGTGCAGTGGTTAACCTTGATGGCGTTCTTACTACCATTGAGGCTGGTGACCGTATCCAAGTTGCAGGTACGGAAGCTACCACGTATTCGAGGAGGCGGTGTGTGCCCTATTATGGGCCCGCATTGCCGAGGTGGCAAATACCATCTTACAAGCAGCTTGGAACTGCAGCTGCACTCCTACGAACTTTCTTGTAAAAATTTGATTAGCTTTTTCGGATCTCCTTCCCATTTCGGGACGTAATACTGCCACGTCACGGCATTTATATATAAGGAAAAGACCATGTTTACTTCACCTGTTACTGTTAACAACGGAACCGTCGATGTTACCTATACCTTTGTGACACAGGATGTGACTTCTGCATCTTTCATCGGTAATTATAGTAACTACGGCGCTGCTGTTGACCAGGAAAGCAAAGTTATCGTTAAACAGAAGAAAGGCAACAGCGCAAAGACAAACGCGCTGGTTAAAGTCACAGATAAATTTACTGTGACCAGCCCTACAACTGGACTCGATACGCTTAAGATGTCCGACTGGAATCTTACATACGCGGGTTCTACCGCAATTCCAGAGGCCGATGTACAGGCTCAACTTAATGTCCTGTTAGCCCTTGCGGGCCAGGCAAATTTTGTACGGAATCTTAGGGGCGGCGCTGTATAATGTTTGAGTCGATTTTCTCTGACTCATCTATTTGGGAGCTGGTAATACGTGCTCTCAAAACAGCGGCTGCGCTCGTTCTACTACTGGTCGGCATTTTTACCGGCAATTTATAGTATAGCGAGGTACATGGCTAGGAGACAAAGCTTTGAGCTCATTAAAGCCTACTCAGAATAGCCTACGGCATAACGCCAAGACGTCTGATGAGAGTTCTATCAAAGAGTGGGAAAAATCGCATATTCGCGTGATCTTGCCCTATTTAGAATGCATACTCTTAGACGGTTATAACAAATGTAAAGGATACGGACTTGCTGACTACCAAAAAGACCTCATTACGCTGCGGAAACGCTACGCGAGTGAGGGATTTGGATTTGTGGTCACATCACTACCAATACTTTTCAGTGGGCTTTGCGCCTACTTGGAATATGGTACGGTATACTACCCCAGTTTTGCACTTTATAAAGGGGCTGTCCACCCAAGATTTCTCAGTGGGCTGTTCAATATACTATGTGATAAAAACAAGCTGTATGATGATAGAGAGCAGGCGGCTGCATTTGAATGCATTTACCAGCTCACCCAAGGCTTTAAAAAGCTGGATGGACCCTATCCTCAAAAAGTACTCCGCCAATGTATGGCGGATTTTGTTAGGAATGACGAACGTATTGGCAAAATCAATTACAACGATCCCGCTATACGCCCAATTTTCGAACACGCTAGAGCAATCATCACTTCACTCTTTCACAAGAGTAAGCTGAAATTCTTGCCCAATGGGGAGTTATACTTACCCCGACCGAGGCCTGGATCTGGCGCCACCGCAACTAAGGTGGAAAAGCATATGCGCTATCGGCCGCGTATGTTGTACGAACAAGTGAATGACATCTTTGACTACGATATGTTCTTTAATACGACGTATCAATACATCTTTGGTGACACAGCCGTTGAACACGTTTCTAACCTAAGAGACCGAAATATGGTTAGGACTTTTCCAGTCTCAAAGTTTCTTTTTATACCAAAAGTGCTAAAGAAGCCACGAGGCATATGCGAGGAAGAAAACGAGAACCAGTTTATGCAGCAAGCGCTGCGTCAACTGTTGTACGATCATGTTAGCCAGTCCATCTGGGCCGGCCATGTTGAATTCCATGATCAGACAATCAACCGGAAACTAGCGTTGAGTTCTTCAAGTACAAAGAGTCATGCGACAATCGATATGTCGGAGGCATCAAATTGCATACCTCGCGAAGGGGTTTTACTCCTTTTCCGCGACACACCGCTATTTGATTATCTGGACGCCGTTTCAACAAGAATAATTAGGCTACCAGATGGTTTGTATGATACCCGGTACTATAGAGCTAATATGTACGCTCCTATGGGATCAGGTGTTTGTTTTCCAATAATGGGGATAGTACATTATGCTTTAATACTTGGCATATTAGCTACATCCACATTACCTCGAGTGCATGAAACCTTTTCAGAAGTGTATGTCTATGGGGATGATATTCTTCTCCCCACGCATGTTGCCGAGCTAGTTTGTAACAGATTACCTAGTTTTGGCATGAAAGTGAATGTAGAAAAATCTTTTATTCACTCGCACTTCAGGGAATCATGCGGATGTCACGCCTACAAAGGCTATGACATCACCCCCGCTTTTTTCCAAAAAGTACCGCTTGAAACATCCACGGCAGCAGATTCATCTTTGCTCCTATCTTTACTTAGCAAATGGAGGATCCTCAAGGATAAAAACTATGAGGAGACTGCACAACTGCTTAAAAGCGAAATCAACAGGATCTTTGGAAGATTACCAGAGGTTCACTGCAACTCTGCGTTAGTGGGTTTCCCCACCTACGAGAGCCTTGATCTAGCAGCATTTAAGCCTTTTATATATGGCCGAAAATGCAGTAAGGATGATCCCCAACAATGGCTGGTAAAAGTGAAGCTCATAATCCCACGGGAGAGTGAGATGCATGAATTATCAGAACATGATGCATATCTTCGATCAATTCTTGAAGGTACGCAGGGGAGTGTGTCACAAACGAAGCTCGGACAGTTGCTAAAAATCGCAAAAACCGGGTATCTACATCAGTCAGACTTTTCCGCTGATGCTAAAAGTGACGCCAAATGGATGAGGTCCGTACGCGATTATAAAATTGCGTACCGGTGGGTACCAGAGCCAGCTATTAACTAGCAAAATTAGGTACCTTGGGGGAGTCTGTTCCGCTTGTGATTCACCAGTGGAATTAGTTACTGGAACGCTATATGCGTATGTAGCC